TCTCCTGCCGAGATTGGCCGCCCGGCTCGGCGTTGGTTGATTTGGTCTACATCATCAGTATAGCACATTGCTATACAATGTCAATCACCAAAACACAATCGGCACAATATTTTAATGTTCGCATCTCCATTAGAGACTCATCGGCTGTTAGGCTGGCGGCATGACTCGCATTGCCGTGCCGGAGATACTGGCGACGATTGGCCTGCTGCTGATTGGCGTCGCCTGCTACCTGGCCGTCGGCCTGGCTGCCACGCTGCTGTACAGCGGCACGGTGCTGGTGCTGCTGGCCATCGGCCTGGCGACGGCCGCGGAGTTGCGCGGGCGGAGTGACGCGTGAGCGTGCTGCGCGAGCTGGTGGCTCCGCTGGTGCGGCGTGCTGCGCCCGCGCCGGTTCAGTCGTCGATGGTTTACGGCGATCTGTTCGGCGCTCGTTCTGCGGCCGGCATGACGATCACGCCGCAGGAGGCGCTGGCCGTGTCGACGGTGCAGGCATGCGTCAATCTGATCGCACGCTCGCTGGCCTCCGTGCCGTTGGTGCTCTACCGGCGCACACCGGGCGGCGGCAGAGAACCGGCGGAGGATCATCCGCTCTACGCCATCCTGCACGATCTCGCCAATCCATTGCAGACGGCATACGACGTGCGCCAGATGCTGATGGCGTCGACGCTGCTGTACGGCAACGGCTACGCGCGCATCGACTGGAGCGAGGATGGCTACCCGGCCGCACTGTGGCCGCTGCCGCCGGAAAATGTCCAGCTCTACCTGGATCGAGACCGGTCGCTGATCTACCGCGTCACCGACACCGAGTACGATGTCGGCCGCGTCAGCTGGCTGCCGGCCTGGCGCGTGCACCACGTGCGTGGCCTGGCGGTGTCCGGCCTGCTCGGCATGAGTCCGCTGCGTGCCGCCAATGCCATCGGTCTAGCCATCGCCACCGAGGAGTTCGGAGCGCGTTTTTTCGCCCAGGGTGCTCGGCCTGGCTATGTGCTGAGCCACCCGGCCACGCTGAGCGACTCAGCCTACAAACGCCTGGCCGCATCCTGGAACGACAATGCCTCGGCGTCACATCGCGTGAAAATTGTCGAGGAGGGGATGCGCGTCGAGAAAACCGGCGTCGCGCCGAACGAGGCGCAGTTTCTAGAGACGCGCGAGTTGCAGGTGCGCGAGGTATGTCGCATTTTCGGCGTCAGTCCAGGCCTGATTGGCGCCGAGCAGACGCAGACGTACGCCAGTGCGGAGCAGGATTTGATCCAGTTCCGCGAGCTGACACTCGGTCCGTGGTCGCGCAACCATCGCCAGGCCATCCAGCGCGACATGCTGCTCGGCGCGGAGCGGAGCGAGTATTTCGTGCAGTACAAATTGTCTGCGCTCCAGGCAACCGACCTGAAAACACGCTACGAGGCGCACCAGATCGCGCTACTGACTGGATTCGAGACGCAGAACGAGGTCCGAGAGATGGAGGACCTCAACCCGGTCGCCGGTGGCGATGCGCTCTGGCGACCGCTGAACATGACGACGACGGCGTCGGACGACGCGCAGCCGACACAGCAGGATGGCACGTCGGCCAACCGCATGGCGGACGCCTGGCTGGCTGACGTACGCCAGCGCCTAGCCAAACGCATCGCCAACGACGTGCGTCAGGCCGGAGCGCGTGCGCTGCGCGCGGGCGGTCGCGAAAAATTTAGCGAGTGGGGCGAGGAGCAGCTGTACGAGTGGCGACGCGCGGGCGAGGAAATGCTGGCTCCGCTGCGCAGCGCATCGAATGCGGACATTGCCGCAGCGAGCGTCGTCGGCGACTGGGTCGCCACGGCGTACCAGCAGGCGGCCCAGGAGCTGATGAATGACGACTGAGCGACGTACGTTCGAAATGGCCGATCTGGAGGTGCGTTCTGCAGATGGCCAGCCACCGACCATCCATGGCTACGCGGCGGTATTCGACTCGTGGTCGGAGCCGATACTCGGCCAAAACGGTCGGCTATTTCGCGAGCGCATCCTGCCGACCGCGTTCGACCGCGCGCTGAGCGCCGGCACGGACGTGCGTGCGCTCTGGAATCACAACAGCGACATGCCGCTCGGTCGCACACGCAACGGCACGCTGATCATCGAGCGCGACGCCATCGGCCTGCGCGTGTCGATCACGCCGCCCGAGACCACGTGGGGCAGGGACGCCGTCGAGAGCATCCGGCGTGGCGACGTGACCGGCATGTCGTTTTCGTTCCAGGTCAACGGCCGCGCCGGCCACGACTGGCTGCGCGGCGAGAATGGCCTGGCGGAGCACGTGCTGATCGACGCCGATCTGTACGAGGTGTCGCCGGTCGTTTTTCCGGCCTACCGCGCCACGTCGGTCGATGTGCGTTCGGTCGAGGTGCCGGAGTTTTCCGAATCAGAATCAGACAGCCAGGCGGCTGATGAGATAGATGCGCAACGTGACGACGGCCAGGTGGCTGTGGTTGCGGTACTGCGCCAACGACTGCAGATATTAGCGGAGAGATAGATACATGAACAACGTAATGGAGTTCCGCCGCCAGCGAACGGCGGTGCTGGATCAGGCCGACGCCATCCTGGCGCAGGCCACCGAGGAGAGGCGCGCGCTGACCGCAGACGAGACGGAGCGCACGCAGCAGCTGCGCAGCCAGATCGAGCAGATCAACGCGCAGATCAAACTGGCCGAGGAGATCGACGAGATGCGCAGCCGCAGCGCACATCCGGTGCAGGCGCCTGCGCACAACCGTGGTCCGCGCGGCGACAACGAGGCCAACGCATGGAACGCCTGGATCACGCGCGGAGATCGCAGTGGCCTGCGCCACCTGGTCGCCGGCGACGAGAGCGGCACGCCGCAGATCGTGCTCGGTCTGCCGTCACAGCGCGCAACGCGCATCGGCCTGGAGACACGCGCGGTCACCGACAGCACCATGAACATCACGACGGCAGGCGACGGCGGTAACCTCATACCGACCACGCTGGTCGGCCAGATTGCGCTGCGCAAAAACGAGCGCATGCTGGCCGAACGGCTCGGCTGCCAGCTCGTGCCTGGCATCGGCACAACGGTCAACCATCCGTACGAGTCGGCCGATCCGGACAATTTCGCAATCACCAGCGAGCAGAACGACGCTTACGCCAACAACTACGAGCGTGCCGCGTTCACGACGCAGCTCAAATCGTTCACGCTAGTGAAACACACCAGAAAAGTCGTCCTCACCGAGGAGCTAATGGAGGACACGCCGATCAATCTGATGGCGTTCATCGCCGACAAAATCGCTCGCGAGATCGCACGCACGCACAATGCGCAGCTGGTCGCTGAGGTCGAGGCCAACGGCACCAACCTGAAAACATTCGCCAGCAACTCAGCGGTTGCCGTCGGCGAGCTCGAGCAGATCGTCGGCAACGACAATCTGTCATTTTACCTTGAGGGCAGCACGGACGTGCACTGGGTCATGCGCTCGAGCACGCACTGGTCGATCAACAGCGTGACCAGCGACGCGCGCTACTACGGCACGCAGCTGCAGGGTCTGCTCGGCTACGACGTGCTTTACAGCAATCGCACCGACGCCATCGGCGCAGGCGGAAAATCCGTTCTGTTCGGCGACTGGAACTACGTCGGCTACCGCGAGGCGCCTGAGCTGCGCTTCATCCAGGACCCATACAGCGTGGATGGCGTGACGCTGCTGAAATACTCGTTCCGCAGCGTGTACGGCGTACTGCAGGCCGGCGCAATCGGATACGGCGCGCATCCCTAGCCTAATTGAGCGGAGCGGTTAGTGAGCCGCTCCGCACTCACACAGAGAGGAGACGATATGAACACACGAGCATGGACGCCAATCGTCGTGGCGCTGGCAGTGGTGGCGGTGATCGCACTGGTCGCAGCGCTCGCTCCGCAGTCTGCGCCGGCCGCACTGGCCGCTCCGCCGGCCATCCCGACACCGGCCAGCGTCACGCGACCGGCGTCGCCGGGATACATCACGTTTGATCCGTTCGCGACGTCGGTCATCACGGCCGACACGACGAGCACCTGTTTCGACGTCGGCAAACAGTCGACGGTCGACGTGCTCTACGTGATCGATCAGGGCACGACCAACACCGTGACGCTGACCAGCCAGTGGAGCGTGGACGGCACGAGACTGGCGGACGGCGTCAACCTGGTGGCCAACAACACGGCAGACGCCACCGACATCGCGCAGCTGCAGGTGTTCGGTCGCTATTTCTGCCTGCTGGCCAACGTGTCAAATGCCAACACGATCACGATCACGGCGCAGGCCATTGCCAAGTAGACGAGCAGGCGACCCCCGTCTCCTGCTCGTGTGAGGAGCTGCTATGCTGGTGCAGGCGAAACAGGCATTCGTATCGAGAATCGACAACCAGACGCTGGCCGTGCGCGTCGGCCAGATAGTGGAGATGCCGGATGGCGCGGACTGGCTGCAGGCCGGACTGGTTCGGCTCGTCGCGGAAACCATCGAAACAGCGGCGCTGGATGTGAGTGCCGGCGCCGAGCAGGCAACTGCGCGCCGGCGGAGGCGAACAACGCTGTGAATGGATCGTGGACGCTGGTCATTGCGCCAGCCGTGGAACCGGTGACGCTGGCCGATGTCAAACTGCATCTGCGGATCACCGGCTCGGCGGAGGATTCCACGCTGGCGCTCTACGTGCAGATGGCTCGCGAGGCCGTCGAGCAGGAGTGCTGGCGTGCGCTCCTACCGCAGACTTGGGACCTGTTCCTGTCGGCATGGCCGCTGGACGGCATCGTCTACATCCCGCGGCCTCCGCTGCAGTCGGTGACGCATCTGCGCTACACCGACGCAGACGGCGTGCAGGCGACCTACCCGGCCAGCAACTACCTGGTCGACACGGCCAGCGAGCCCGGCCGGCTGGTACTGGCGCCGCGCTGTACGTGGCCGTCCGTCACGCTCACCACAGCCAATCCGATCGTGCTGCGGTTCGTCGCCGGCTACACCAATGCGGCGTCTGTGCCGGCTGTGATTCGAGCCGCCATCCTGCTCGGCGTCGGAGACATCTACGCCAACCGCGAGGCTGCGGCGAGCGACAAACTGGAGCTGACCGAAACGGTGAAAAATTTACTGAGCCTGGCGCGGGTGCGGTACTGATGCGCACGCCAACCGCAGGCGATCTGAATCAGCAGGTCGCCGTCCAGTCCGCCGCAGTGACACGCACGACGGCCAACGCCGAGGTGCTAACCTGGAGCACGACGGCCACGGTCTGGGCGCGTATCGTAGAGCGCGGAGGCAGAGAGCCGCTGCTGGCCGACAGGCCGGTGATGGTCGTGGCGTACGAGGTGATGGTGCGCGACGGCGTGGCAATCACGCACGCCAATCGCCTGTTGTGGAATGGAAAAACACTGTCTATCGAGACGGTGACTCCGCTGCCGCGTGGCTATTACACGCTGCGCTGCCTGGAGGTGGATATCTAATATGTCGCGCAGACGAGCAGTGCGCATCCGGATGACCGGCGTGCGCGACGTCCAGAAACGATTGACTGCGGCCGGCCTGACCATGGATCAGCCGGAGGTGGTTCGCGTCATGCAGGCTGGCGCCGAGATGATGGCAGATCGTGCACGAGAGCGAGCGCCGTACCGAACCGGTGCGCTGCGCAGCGGCATCTACACAGCCAGCAGCCTGCTGAACAACTATGTGCCGCTCGCTCGGCGCGGTCGCAAACTAAACAGTCCGCTGCGCTACCCGCCGCGACCGCGTCAGGTCGTCGTCGTGTCAAGCGTCTACTATGGCCTGATCCTGGAGGTTGGCGGCGCCGGCAAACGTGGCCGGAAACGGCGATTTTTCCGCGCCGGCATCCGCCAGGCGCAGCCGGCCGCATCGGCCTACATCCTGGAGCGCCTCAACCGCCTGATCGAGGCGCGCTACGCCGCAGGACGGACGACCACATGATCGAATCGTCCGTCGTGGCCGTACTGCTCGCCAACGCCGGCGTGACAGCCATCGTCGGTGACAGGATCACGCCGGTGGCCGTGCGCGGCAACGCGCTGCTGCCTGGCATGACATTCGCGCGCCAGTCCGGCAGTCGAGAGTACTCGTTCGGCGGCGGCGTGGAGGCGACGGTGTTCATCGGCATCACCTGCTGGTCGCTGGCGTATCCGCAGGCACGCAGCGGCGCAGAGGCGGCACGCGCCGCGCTCGACAA